CGGGCACGTTATGGGCCGGCGAACCGGTCTCCATCACGTAGCCGATCTGCGCATTCGTCATCGGTGTGTCGGTGCGCTCTGGCGCGCTGTCGGGAATGCCGACCAGCACGTCTTTGCCAGAAAGCTTATTGATGGCGTCGATGATGGCCTTCATGTTGTCGGCCGTCATCGTTGCGCCTGATTTCATTTCAACAATGCCCGTTTATCTGTAAGCCGCCTGCGCCGAACATACGGGCGAGACTCAGGTAACGCACGCCATACGATGTAAGTGACCAGAAGCCTGCGCCATCCAGCGCGGCCGCGCCTGTGTCGTAACTCGTACTGACCTTGTCGACAGACTTCGCCGACGTCGGTCCGGTCATGATGCCGGGCACACCGCCAACCGCCGCGGCAGTCTGGTCGCGCACCGACAGCACCAGATGATGCGCCGTCACGAGTTCGATCCCGATGTTTGTCAGTTCCACCCACCGGTCAGCATTGACGAGCGATGCCGCCACCGTCAGCCACGTCTGCACCAACGAATCCGGATATTTCGTCGGATCGTTGAACTCAGGGAAGTCAGAGCGCAACTGAGTGGGAGTGACGGTCATGATTTCGCTGGTCGGCCGGGTTTTCGCTGTTCTACTTCGGCAGCGGGCGCTTCGTCTGTGTGATGCAGCACGAACCAGTGCGATTCGTACTCGGCGGGGATTTCATCGCCGTCTTTGAAGTACAGCGGTCGACAGTCGTCGCGGGTCAGTGTGAAATCCTGATTGGCGATACGGGTCATATTATGCTCCGGGAATTTGCCGGGAGGCGTCGATTACAACGGCTCCCGGCAGCCGATCAGATCGCGTCGCGATAGCCGATCGTTACTGCGTAGCGAAATTCCACCTGACCAAACCGCGACCAGTAAGTCGTGATCTGGAAAAGCGACCGATATTCCAGCGGCGTGCGCTGAAGTTCGGTCATCGGGTACTGGACATACTTCTTGTCCTTGTTGTACGCGACCATGCGGTCCACCGTGCCGAGCGTTCCTTGAGTGCCGCCCACGCCAGCGCCGATCAGCCACTTCAGCGGGAGGATTTCCAACTTCGTGCCCGACTTCGTGCAGATGTTGTTCTCGAGCAGGTACGTCAGGATCGAGTAGTTCGCCGCAGTGTTGACCATCGTCGACGCGAGGTAGCCATACTGCGCCGGCGGCAGCAACAGGCGATTCGGCATAACGGCCCAGCCGGAATTCTGCCAGGTAGTCGTCAGGAGTTCGTTGACGTCCTTCAGGATTTCAGCCGGAGTCTTAGTCGTCCATTGCGGCGTGGTGCTGGCACCGTTCGCAACGTTGCTGGGCGTGATGCCCGAGCCGTTGACGAGGCCAGTCGTGCTGAGCACCGAGTCGCCGATGTAGACGAGCTGATCCAAGTCCATGTTGCGCTTCAGGTTCATTGCTTCGACCTTCTGCGCATCGACCGGCTGGCCGAGGGCTTGCGCCTTCACCAGTTCGGGCACCGTGTACTTGACTTCGTTACCCCACAGGCGCATTGCCTGGCCGGTTTTGCCGATGTCGAGCGACGGGCCGGCAATCGCGTTGCCTTCATTCGAGATCCAGTTGATACCGCCCGGCGTCATACCGCCAGCCATCGCGAAGGCCGAGTTCGTGAACGATGCGATTTCGTCGGCCGGCGAGACGTCGGTACGAATGTCGATGTCGCGCGACCAGGTGTATTCGACCAGCGGCGCATTGAGCGTCTGATCCAGACGCTCGAGCTGGCCGATCAGGAACGCACCGGTCGAGTCGATCGTCATCTGATCGTAGGTCATCATGCCATCGGTCGTGAAGTGACGTGCGAACTTGCGCGACGCTTCAGCGATTTCCCGGCGCTTGAGGAATTTTTGAACAGACATGTCCATTGTTTTGTTGCTCCAGAAATGCAAAACCCCACCGAAGCGGGGTCTGAGAGGCGATTGGCGCCGGGGATTTAGATGTTGACCGCGACTTCCGTGATCCCGTATGCATCTGCGGGACCAGTGAAGTACCAGTTCGACGGCATGGCGACCGTGTTGGTCGTGTCCGACGCGGCTTCGAAGCCACCGAGCGGCTTGCCAGCAGACGGCGTAGCGACGCGCACGTACACGGTGCCGCCCTTGGTCGCGGCAGTGACACCGCCCAGCGAGACCATCACGTAGCCGCGCTTCAGGATGTCGGTCACGCCTGCGATCGGCGGCGTCGACGTACCGAGCGGATCGGTGCCATTGCCCTGGATCGGGTAGGGGCGCAGATTCACGCCTTGCACGAGCGCCGCGGTGTCGGCCGAGTTGTTGATCGGCTGGACCTTGCCAGACACGTACTTGACGGCCACGCCAAACACGGTCGGCGGCGTCGACGAGTCGATCAGTTGAGTCTCGATCGTCGCGACTTCAGCGCGTTGGAGATCGCCAGCGAAACCTGCCGGCATGCGGAATTGATAAGCTTGCAACGAGGGCATGTCAGAGGCTCCTTACTTACGGTTCGCCCAGAAATCGGCGTGGATCTTGTTGATGTCTTTTGCTTCGGCTGCGGCGTCGGTCGTCTTGCGCGCAACAGTCATGTTCTTGCGCTTGACGAGTTCCGATGCGGCATGGAATGCCATCTTGGCGGCAGCGCAGTCCATCTTCGACACATCAGCGTCGCCAGTGATTGCTCGCACCAGTTCAGCGTTGTCGTTGGTCAGCGCGGCACGCAGAGCACGACGACGGAGCACGCAGATTGCGTCTGCGGTCGTCTTGCCGGTTGCTTTGTCATCGAACGTCGGCAGCTTCACGCCGGGCGCGAGGATCTCGGCGCGGGCCTTGGCGTCCTGGAACTCGTCACGGAACGAGGCCGAGTCGTAGGTGGCCGAAATGTCATCCTTCGGGTTGTCCGAATCCGGATCGGCGTCGGTCGTCGCGGGATCTGCGTCCGGATCGTTGGCGGGATCGCCGTCCGGATCGGCATCGGCGGTAGCGGGCGTTTCGAGCTTCGCCACACGTTCGCCGATCGCGGCGACTGCCTGTGCGACTTCCTGGATAGCGGCCATGCACTTGGCCATCGGATCTTCAGCCGGCGCCGGAGTATCGTCGTCGTTCGTTTCGCCGCTGCCAGCACCGACCTTCTCGGCGCCAGGCATATGGATGTGGATATCGGGCACGTTGCTTACCATGCCGTCATCGTCTTTAACCTCTTCCGACAGCGTTTTCTCGAAGGCATCCGAGTCGCGCGTCATAAACAATTTGCGCAACTTATCCTTGAGGGATTCGGCGCCGTTCTTAACAGCCATGTGGAAATCTCCTAGGGAGGGGTGTTGTGAATCTTGGACGGAACAGACCGGACCGCATCTTGGGTTCCGGACCAACGCGATGTGGTTAACTACGATCGACGTTTGCCGCGCCCGCCCAGGCGCGATTTGCTCATAGTCCGCGTCGTATCCGACCGAGATACCTTTCAGGCCGTTGTTTCGGACTTCGTTAATTGCACCCTTTTCGGTGATCATCAGATCGGTGATCAGCAAGTCGCTTTGCTCACCTTCGCCGCGGCGCGGGTTGAAACCAGACCCTTTGGCAAGGACCGACCAGTTGTCTGGATTCACCTCGCCCTCTGGGTGGCTGATCGTGACGGGTTTCCCGAGCGTACTTGCCAGTGTTTCGGGAGCGAAAACAACCTCCGGATCACGCTCGACAAGGATGATTCCGTCCGGACCGGCCTCGATATCTGGCAACTCAATGTCGGCATACTCTTGAACACCGATTCGAGCGATCGGCACCGCCTCACAGATCAGATAGCCCTCAGGCGTGAAGTACTGATTCGGTCCCAACTCTTCTTCAGCGAAGAAACCGGCAGCGGTCACTGAGTCTTTCGTAGGCGCGCGTTTGCTCGCGCACGCTTTGCATTCGCACGCATGGGACATATGGACTGGCTAGTCAGGAATGATGGGTTCGGCAAAACATCGGCAATTCCAAATGCAGCCAGGATTTGCACGAGTGCCAGAGTGTTCGTCGGCAACGGGCGGGTCGTTCCACTGGAAAATCTTGCCGTTGAGTTTCTTGTGATCGCTGCGGACCGTTGAATCGCCACTGGTGCGCCAGATGTAGGAATCGGCGCCGATCGCTTCAGCGCGCGCCTGCGTCAGAGTCGTGGCCGCGCGGCTGGTCTCGGTGCGCGCAATCAGGATCGCCCGGCTCGTCGTAACTTCTTCGGTCCGCTGGATCTCTTTCGCAATCTCCGTGAACCGCGTCGAGTTTTCGAGCCCTTCAAGAGTGAGCCGGTGCACCCGCTGCGCCGCTTCCCGCGGAATGCTCTGGATCAGATCAACCTGCTCGGCGAGCAACTGACGCATCACCACACCGGTCGGCGCGTTGCGGATTTCTTCCCGCAGCCCGCGTGACAGGTCTTTCGCCAGTACCTTCCACGTCTGCTCGTCACGCAGCGCAACGTCCATCAGCATGTTGCTGGCGGTCTGCGTAGCCCAGCCCTTGAGCATGTCGGCGTAGGCGTTCAGCAAGTGCTCGATCGTCGGCACCTGTGACATGTCGCCGGGGGTGTAGGGTGCGATGATTGATCCGACTTGCTGCGCCACCTTGCGCAGTTGCGATCCATACCGCAGCTCTGCGCCTCGCGTCTTGACCGAGTTGCGTTCGCGCTTGCGGTCTAGGGTGAGGGTCATTTCTTTTTGCGCAAGCGTTTGAGCCAGGATACTGCGGAGCCAGAATCGCCCGTCAGCTTCGACATATCAGGCAAGTCCATCTCGCCGGGTGGCGGGGCATTCTCTGCCTGCTTCTCGGCTTCCTCGATCTTGGCGTCGTCTATGTTGCCGAAGAGTCCCGTAACTGATGCGGACGCCTTCAGCTCCTTCATGCCGGTCGGAATATCGATCAGGCCAGCATCGAGCGCGCCAGTGACGGCGGTTACCTTCTTGACCGCGATATCTGCCTTCTCGCTCTCCGGCGCATCATCCAGCGTTCGAAACGTGAACTGGAATCCATCCTCGATCGGCTTGCCGAGCGTCGACATGCTCATCACCGCAAGCAGGCGCTGAAGCGGCGTGCGAAGTTCCTTTTCCTGCCGCTGATGCACCTTCTCGTGGTATTGGCGCCGCGGACCTTCGCCGGTGTCGCTGAGACCGCTTGGCGATTGCCCGAAGAGGCGCGCCAACGGAATGCCCGTCGCACCAGACAACTGCTGCGCAAACTGGATCAGCACATCGGACAGGCCAGAGAACGAATACTGGTGAGTGTCGAAGTCGTCTTCGCCATCGAGAACGGTCATGCCCTCGTTCGTCTGCGCGAGACGGGTAAATTCGATTTGCGCCCGCAGACCGGCAAGAGCCGGGCCGCCAGCAGCAATGATGTCGCGTAATCCCTTGACCTTCATCACGCGAAGGTGGGCTTTGTAGACCAGTTGCCCAGTGCCGACTGATGCGCTATCAAACGCAATCAGGCGATCCCACAGCGGCTCGAGGACCGACAGGCCCCATCCATTCTCAGCAACACGCTGATAGAAGGGCAGATCCGCGCCTTCCATACGGATCACGCGACTATAGTGAATCTTGGCTTTCGGGATGGCGGCATAGTCGGCAATGACGTTGTAGAACATCGGCTTACCCATATCGGGGCCGTATTCTGTCACTACCTCGCCGACTGGCGGCGACACCATCCAGCGGTCAAGGATCAGCAAGCCCTTGAACTGGCCTTTTGAGACAGTCTCCGGGCGCAACGGCGTCGAAAGGTCTTGCCCCTCGATCAGCATCACCGCGAGCGAGCCGCCATACAGACGCGCCCACTTACCGTTTTCGCACAGACGATCCCAGATGCCCAGGTTCGTCATGTCGTTTTCGATCGACGTAACCTCATCGGGGTCGAGACCGGACATCTCGATACCACACCGGGTCATGTCCTCCGGGATAGCATCGACAGCGCTGGCAACGATCCAGGAGCCGCGATAGGCCGCTTCCAGTTGGATGCGGTTGCGGCTCTGGTACGTCAGCGTGTACGTCGACGCCGACGACTGGTTGTTGGTGCCCCAGCCGAGTTGAGCCTGGGCGTTCGCGAACGAGTCATTGGTCCGCACCGGCACAGCAACTTGCCGATTAGGCTGTTTGCTCTTTCGCGACATTCTGAGTAAATCCTTGCTTGTGGCTCGAATGCCGTTGGAAGAATTAGCTTGCTAGCTTGGCCCATTGCCCCAGCCCGCCGCCAATCAGATGCGAGAAGGCGCGCGAGAGCGAATCAATCTGATCGTCGAAGCTGCCGTTAGGGAACATGCGCATCTCATCGATCAGCGCGTTATTCCAACTGCCACGCAACATGACGACGTTGCCGACGTTCACCTGTGATGCGAATGGCTCGGCGCGCGTTACCTTGTCGCCCGATTCTGGCGATGTATCGACCGGATAGCCGACGAGCTCGCGCGTCAGGTAGAGAACCTGCGTCTTGCCGGCTTGACCAGGGTCTTGCGGGATGCTGATCTTTGTCGAGACACCGTCTTGCGAGGCGGTGTTGACCATCGCTGCATCGCGCTCGTCGGGGCCGACGCGCAAGCGCACCATGTCGCCAATGACGAACCGACCATCAGGCAACCGTCCGAGCTTGCCGCCAGCGGTAAAGTCACCATCTGTCGTGCTGGCCAAGTCCCAGCCGCGCACCCATTGAATGTGGCCGTAGGGCAGAGCATCGATAACCTGAATCTGGTCTGGCTTGAACAGTTCGCCTTCAGCCGCCGTAGGTCTTTGCTGGTACAGCGCCAACCAGTTACCGCTATCCATGATTTTTTCCCGCTCGCGCAGGAACTCGATGGACTTGTGCTCGGGGAAAAGCGCTTCGCCTTTCTTGCGATGCGGCTCGTCTTCCTCGGCAATAGCCGGATAGCTCAGAACCTTGACCTCGGGATAACGATCAATCAGACGGCCTATCGGATCGTCAATGTGCCAGCGCGTGAGAATCGCCAACAGTCCGGCTTCCTCGCTGAAACGCGTAAAGAAGTCGTCAGTGAACCAGTCCCACGCCGAATCCCGGATTGCCTCGCTATTGGCGTCCTGTCGTCCACGAATCGGGTCATCAATCACGCCAAGGTCGAGCGATTCGCCCGTGATCGATCCGCGTACCGTGGTGTTGCGGAAGAAACCCTGCCGATCTACGTACTCGATAATCTCCCGGTTGCGCAAGAACTGGCCGGATACCGTGACGACATTCGACTTGTTGATCAGCGTTTCTGGGAATATCTCGGCGTACACCTCACTGCTATAGAGGCGCTGCAGTCGGAGGTTGGCGCGAATGCCGAGACGCTCCGAGAACGACGTGTATATCGTCCGGAAGTCGGGATTCTTGCCAGCTATCCACGAGATGAAGTCGATGATCTGCACCGACTTGCCATGCTGCGGGGGCGCCTGAATGACCAGCTTCGGACGCTTTCCTGCAATCAGGTCGTCATAAAACTGCTGAAGCTCTTTCGCAATCTCTCGCTGCCACCATCCCCATTTCATCTTGGGGTTGATAGTTTGGCGGTACGTCAGAAAGTCACTGCGGCACTTCCGGAACCGCGCTTCCTTTAGAAGGGCAAGCCTTTCATTGTTCGATCCCATACTTAGCAAGCTCGGCGGCTAGTTCTTCGTCGGTCAGTTCACGCGGGCCCTTGTTGGTGACCGTAGCGCTCAGGTTGACCTCTTGCGGAGTGGTAGCAATGCCGTAGGCTTCAC